CGGTTCTCGTATGATCTACAAGCCGCATGGTATAAACGTGGCTTTGAACGTGCTGGTTTCCAGGTGCATGACTTTGTGTTTGTGGCACAAGAAAAGAAAACACCTTATGCAAGTAAAGTATTTAAGATGAATCATACTGATATGGAGATTGGTTGGAACTTTCTGAGCGACTACTTAGAGTCATATAACAAAGTCTTAGCTGGTCAGACACCAACAATATACAACAGCCCTAACGTTGTTGAGTTAGATACTGGTAATTTTTACAGAGAGGAACAAAATGAACAAAGCTAAATTAGTAGAACTTGCAGATGAGGTTTTAACTGATATTGATGTTGGTATGAAGTCTGTACAAAGAAATTATTTAGAAAAAAAATTATTAGATGCTATGACTCAAAGATTTTTACATGCTCGTTATCGTTTAAATTATTCAACAACAAATGACAAAGAGTGGGCTAAAAAATATGAAAAAGAATATCAATCTGTAAAACCAATACTTGATGATTCTATAGATAAATTACTTGGAGAAACAAAATGACAGATAACGTAAATCATCCCCCACATTATAAGAAGGGCTCTATTGAGTGTATAGACGCAATAGAATCAGCTTTAACCTTTGAACAGTTTATAGGCTATTGCAAAGCGGCAGCTATCAAGTATATCTGGAGAGCAGATCACAAAGATGCAAATATCCAGGACTTAGATAAGGCTATCTGGTATCTGACAAGAGCTCGTAACAAATTAGAGGAAAGATAATGGACTCAAGTTTTTATGCACTTGTTGGGTTATTATTATTAATGATTTATACATATATGGAGAATAGATGAATATTGATCAAAAAATAGCAGAACTAGATAAACACATCCAATACATAGAAAAGGTATTGAAAGAAAAACAAGACGAAAGGTTTTGTTTAATAGCAGAAAAAAAGGGGCACAAGGCCCCTAGTAACGAGAAAGCTACGTCTTAAAATGGTGGCACTGCTTCTGGTGGTGGGTTCATGTCTGAATCCACAGCTAAAAGATAATTCTTAATTTTAGTTTTCATCATCTTTACTTCTTCACCATTATCACCCTTGAATGAATCTTGTTTCTGATACATATCAAGACTAAGGTTTTTACCAACGAAATGTCCATGTTCTTCAGGATATTTTTTAAGTCCACAGGCTTTAGTAAGCCTAGTAAACATTTCTGTACTTATACGTTTATTTTCCTCATGTGTACCCCAAAGGTTATACCACTCATTGTGATCCTTGTATTTACCACCGTCTATTTGAAATGTAACTTTTAAAGTCCAGTTACCAGCTTGTGACTTATACTTGTCAGTAGCTATAATCTTTGCGTTGTGTTCACCTTCTGGTGCAAGTGGGACACCCGTAGGCATCTCACTTAAGTTATCAAAAAATTCTATATCACCGAAATCAGACATTAGTTTCTCCCATATCGTTAATTAATGAAAACCCTAACTTTTCAATTAAGGCTGTTATGTCAGGCTTTTCAAAGTTTTCAAGTTTACCACTTCTATCTTTAGCCTTGTAGTTTTGTCGATGAATAGTTTGCAACCATCTATGTGAAACAGTTTTACCATCTTCATCCTGGCTATCAATGACTCTCAGTGCTAACACTTCATCAAAGAAATATGTTATTGATTCACCTAACTTAGTGCCAACCATTTTTGGTGCGTGTTTTAATATGCCATCATCGTTGACTACATCTTCTTTACACAAAAATAACACGTGCATATGTAGATCTCTAAAAGCACGCATGAGATTTGTTACAGATTCCTGAACATTACCGTATGCCATTCTTGGATCTTTACTACGAGATTTCTCCCATGTAAGCAAAATCTCACTTATTTCAGATACTGAATCTAAAACAACTGTGTCATATTGTAATGTGCCAGACTTCAAAGCATCATGAAGTTGCATAACTTCTGCTGCTTCTTTTACTTCTATGGCATCAACGTTGTCTGCATCTTTAATAGATAGCAATCCAGCTTCAGCACTTATTACAAGCACCTTGCCTGGGCACGTCTTTGCCAGTGTTGTCTTTCCAGAACCAGCCATACCATACACCAAGATTTTAGCACCTTGGCTTTGCACGAGCTGACTTGGAGATACAATTCTATTTGATAATTCCATTCTCTTACTCCTATAATAAAAATTAACTTGCACATTATAGCCTAAATCGTTACCATATGTAAAATTAAATTTTCAAATAAATTTACAAGGAGAGTATATGGAAAATCAAAACCAAGAAAATACTTTGTGGCAAGCAAATTATTATTTCAGGACAAAGACCCTAGCAACAAAAAAATTAAAAGAATTTGAGACATTAGGTGTTAAACCAAATCATACAAATAGAAAAGTTAAACCATACTCATTAAAAGAATACATAGAATTTTTAGGACAAAGAGAAGCTGCCGAAAAGTTTGGGTGCTCTGAAGCATCCTGTAAAGCATGGCGTTATGGTTATAGACAACCTACGATTAATCAGGCTAAACAAATCATCAAAGCTACAGACGGCAGATTAGATTTTGAATCTATATATGGACCTGTATCAGAGATATTAGTAACAGAAGCTTAGTGTGTTTCAGCTCAATATTACTGAGGACGACACATCCTTAGAGCAAGCACTTGCCTACTATGACGAAGGTTATAATGTCGTACCTTTACAAAGATCTAACAAAAAGCCACCACCTTTTCTAAAAGGATGGGAGCAATACAAAGAGGAAAGACCTTCTAGAACCCTTGTAGAATCATGGTTTAAGGATAGGGATAACCTAGTTGTTGCTCTTGTATGCGGATCATTTATTGTCGTAGATGCAGACTCGCCAGAGGCTATGGATTGGGTTGAAAAGAATTTACCTGCATGTCCATTCAAAGTCATTACTGGCAAAGGTATGCACTACTATTATAACAACCCACAGAACTATACCACCTTTGCAACAAGAAGAACTGCTGAAACACCTATAGAGAGATTAATTGATATCAGAGGAGTAGGTGGTCTTATCATAGCACCCTGGAGCAGACATGCTAATGGTCAAATATACAAACCAATAACCTTTCCTGATTGGAAGATACATGATCATAACGACTTACCAGACTTTACTGAGGTTGAGTTTACAAAAATAACAGGCGTACCTAAAACAGAGTCAAGCGTTCAGACAGCACCATTCTCGTTAGAAGGCGTGCATGAGGGATCAAGAAACGATGGAGCGGCAAGGATTGCAGGTTATCTAATATCCAAAAATGTAAACCTACAATTTGTAAAAATATTTCTGCATAATTGGAATAAACAAAATACTCCACCACTACCACAAGCAGAGATAGATGGCGTAGTAGAAAGTGTTAAAAGCACTCATGATAGAAAAAATCAGATAGCACCTTTATTTATACAAGCCTCTGAAACCATACAAAAACCAAAAGATCTATTTAATCCACCTGGCTTACTCAAAGACATGTTTAAGTTTTGTGAAGATATAGCACAAGTGCCACAACCAGAGTTGTCTCTTATTGGGGCATTATCTTTAGCAAGCGTAAGCTGTGGTCGTATTTATAGAACCAACATGAATAACTTTTCATCTATGTATTTCATGGGTATTGCAAAGTCTGGTCAAGGAAAAGAAAACATCAAGACATTTGTAGAATCGGTGCTTAACGCTAGCGATCATGAGAAGCTAGTTGTAGGAGATGGCTACACATCTAGTGGTGCTGTCCACTCTGTATTAAAGATGAGACCTACACAAATAACTATCATGGATGAGTTTGGTAAGAGATTAGAAGCCATAGGCAATTCACAAAACACAAATAGAGAAGACGGTATTCAAACACTTATGGAAGCATGGGGCAGGTGTCATGGTACTTTAAGACCAGATAACTACTCGCTTATGAATGTCCAGGAACAATACAAAGAGATGATGATGAGTCGTGTTACACATAAACCAGCCATAACGCTTGTAGGCTTGTCAGTGCCAAAAAACTTTTACAAAGCACTTAATAGTGGTCGTATAGCAGATGGCTTTCTTAATAGGTTTGTAGTCGTTGAATCTAAAGAACCAAGAAGGGTAGGTGAACTTAGAAGATTTAAAGAACCACCTACATCAATAGTAAACTGGGTCAACTATATTAGAAGGCAAAGAGGTAACATGGATGATGTTGCAAGAGACAATGCAGAGATAGACCTTAGCCAGATAGTATTAAACTTTGATAGAGAATCAGAAGAAATACTGCAAGATTTCGCAAGAGAGATCGTAAAACGACAAGATATACTAGAAAAAGACAACCTAGAGCCTCTTCTAAGCCGTTCTAAGGAAAAAGCCATGCGTTTATCATTACTTTGTACTCTGGCATCAAATGCGGACGCTAGAGCGATTACAGGAGATATTACACAATGGGCGGTAGATTTTATTAGATATTACGATTTATTGTTCATAGAAGCCTGTAGAGACAAGGTAGCAAGTAGTGCCATGGAATCTAAGATTAAACAGGTCTTGTCTTTTATAAGATCTAGGAATGGTGAGGGTATCTCTAAACGTGAAGTAGATAGGCATGAGCTCTTTCGTAGTATGAAGTCTTATGAAGTCAAAGAGATTATAGAAAGGCTTATGAACGCAGGTGAAATACAAGAGGTAGAAATAAAGGTAGGTGGTAAAGGCAGACCAGCTAAAAGATTTGTGGCTGTTGATCCTACTTTCTTTGAAGAATGAGATTACAAGTAGTGCCAATGACCATTCGTGATGCTAACAACTTTGTAGATAATTTTCATAGACACAATAAACCAGTTAGAGGTGCAAAGTTTGCAATAGGTGCTTCCTATGATGATCAGCTCGTAGGTGTAGCGATAGTAGGCAGACCTATATCAAGAAATTTAGATGATGGCTTTACAGCAGAAGCTGTAAGAGTGTGCACAAATGATACTTCACCAAATAATACTAATTCTTTTTTGTATGGTAGATGTTGGAGAATATGGCAACAAATGGGTGGTAAAAGAATGATCACATACACATTACAGTCAGAGTCTGGATCTAGCTTGAAAGCTGCTGGCTATAAAATAATAGGAGAAACTTCTACAGATAAAAACCATAAAGGATGGACTACAAGACCAGGTAGAGAGTGGCAACCAGTTACAGGTCAAGCAAAGTTTAAATGGGAGAAGAGCTAAACTACAGGTCTACCTGCAATACGTTCAGCAAAGTCAAGACGTTCTGGTGATAGTGGATCTACAGATGCTTGGGTAGTATCTACTTGGGGTAATTGTGGTAACTCTCTTATTGGTGCAGTAACTTGTTCTCTAAGTTGTTGAAATAGGTTCTGTCCTTCTTGTACGCTTTGATCAACCTCTTCGTCAGTCAAGCCTACAGCTTCTGAACCAAAGTCTAGTGCACGGTTAAGCAAATCCGTTGTGCCTTCACCAAATCCAACAATTTCACCATCAACATAACGCAATCCAAATTGTCTAAGCGTAGTGTAGAATATCTGTAAAGCTTTACTAATAGATCCTTGATCTGATCGCGACATCAAACGAACAAAGGGTGGATATGTTAGAAGGGTTCTTGCTATAGCTAAACCTGCAACAGTTGGTAATGCTGTTAAAGGTTGAAAAACAATAGCTGCAGATAATCCTGCTGCTACAAGACCTCCAGCAGCACCTCCTCTACCAGGTTCACCACCTGTTAATACATCAATTTGTTGTTGTAGTGCTCTTAAACCTCGTCTAGTTTCAACACCGAACATGGCATCTAATGTTTCATCACCGTAAGAATCTAAAGATGTTTTTAAATTTTGTGATCTGAATAAATCTGTAATTTTACCTTTACCATTCAAATCAATAGATTTAGACAGCAGCTTTTGCATACTAGCTTGTTGTATGTTGTTAAAAACATCATCACTTACAGCAAGTTTCAGTTCATTGATAGTTGAGGCACTTCCTGGTGTAAATATGGTTTTAACAGTTTCATCTATAGTTTTATCTGGCAAAGAAGTTATAGCTCTATTTCTTTCAAACTTCATACGCTTATCAGTAGCTTTAGCAAGTTCACGTAATGATGCTACAAAGGCCTGTCCTTGCTCACTAGCATTTAGACCTCTTGTTCTATTTCTTTTTGTAATATTGTTGATTTCATTTCTTAACTGTTGAGGTTTTGGGTTAAAACCTATTCTGTTAAGTTGATTTATAGTATCTCTTACTAAATCTCCTGTATTTCTTTTTGTCAAAGGATCTGTAAATAAACTGTTAAATTTACCGTGCTCCTTTTCAAACCTATTTATCTCTTTTGCAAACTGTGTAAAGTTAACATCTGTAAGCTCATCGGTCGTAGCCTCTCTAAGTGCATCTGAAAAAAGCCTATTTTTTAAATCAGCTTTAAGTTTGTTTTCATAATAATTTTGTATTATTTCTCCATTTGCATTTTTCACAGCATAGTCAGGATCTATTCTAGTAACATAATCATCATACTCTCTTAGAGCTTTAAAAATGCTATCTAAATCATCTAATGATCCACCTATTAAAGCTTTTGTATAAACATCATCAGCTTGTATAATACCTCGACCTGCTTTTCCTACTAACCCTTTCATAACTACATTATCAAAAAGCTCCATCCTTTCATAATAATTAGAGTTAGCTTTTTTCAATTCTTCAAGAGCGTCTTTTATCTTTGCTTCTTCTGCTGTGTCTAATCTAAAACCTTTGTCTGCTAATTTTTTCTTTATATTTTTTGTGCCGTCTTCAGCAAGCTCTGTTAGTATGCTATCTTTGTTATTAATACCTTTTTTACCAATACCATAATCATCAAAAACTCTACTAATATTAATTACCAACTTTCTTTCGTCAGATTCTTCTAACACATCTGCGGTAAATCTTTTTAAATAATCTGCATCATTTCTAGCTATACGTAAATCGTATTTACCTGCTTTTGCTAACTCTTCTGCTCTAGCTAATCTATTAGCTAACTGTGTCCTTATGTTTGAACTTATTTCTGCACCAGGAGGTGTTAACTCTTGCATAGTGCCTTTAGCTAAATCTTTCTTTAAAATTTCTTGTGCATGATTAATATGCTTTAGAGCAACTTCATTTATGGCTTCATTTATAGCTTTTGCTTTTTCCATTTCTAAGTCTGATTTAAGAACTACATTGCCGTTAATATCAAGTTCTGGTTCAGGTTGTCCTAACCTGTTTATCGTATATTTTGTGTTGTCTACAACTCCTGTTTCTGGATCTATGTCGTATCGAAAATTAAATAGTTTTTTATCTACAGCATGGTATTTAGCACCAGCTTGTTCCATAGTAGCATTTCTAGCTCTATTGATTGTGCTTTTTAGTTCATCACCAAAAACTTTATTTGCAGGTATATCACCATAATCACCTACTTGTATGACGCTTTCACCTATGTCATCTAATAATTTTCTTAGTTCATTTGTGACATTCTGTTCTTGTTGTCTTAGTTTTTGTAAAGCAGCGTCTACTTGATCATCTAATCCACGTTTAGATGATATAGATAAGCTAGAATTGAGAGCAGCTTTTTCTTCTTTAATATTGTTTAAAATATCATTTACTGCGGCTCTTAAATATTTTACGTTAGCCTTTTCTCTGTTGTTTCCTAACACCTGTTCAAATATAGCTTGGTATGTAGCAGGTAACCTTTGGTCAAAAACTTTCCTAGACGGCAAAAAACCAGGTGATAAATCGTAATTAAATTTTTTGACCTTACCCTGTTTTGCTGCTTTTAATATTTGATTATTAGTCAAAGGTTTGCCAGCCTCTTCATCTAATTTTTTTACATCAGCCCAACTTAAATTTCTGGATGAAACAAAAGCAATTCTTTGATTTTCTAATGGTGCTTTTTTGCCAAAGATACTTTTAAATACAGCTCCTGGCACCTCACCAAATAATCCCTGACCTACGGAACCAAGTATAAACTCTTCTTTATATAGATCACTAAGCTCATCTTTATCTTGTAACTGAAAGCCCTCTTGAGTATCTAAATATTCCTCCCCTGCTTTACCAGCCACAGAGCCAACACCTGCAGCAAAAGTTCTACCTAATCTTTCTCTTCCTCCTAACATAGAAGTTATAGTTTTGAGTATTCTAGTTTGTGGTAGAAAAGCTGCTATTGTACCTATGATAGGTCCAGCTACACCTGAAAAATCAGCTAAATCACCAGTTTTGAGATTAAAACTGTTTTCATCAATTATAGTATTTAGATTAATTACAGTTCCATCTTTTAACTGTCTTTTTTGCACAGGCAACCCTAATAGCTCAAGGCCTTTTGGTGTTAATGCTAATTGACCTTTTGTATTTCTAATATAACCACCAGCACCTACAGAGTTTTGTATTTTTGATTCTTGTTCAAGCGGTGATTTACTAGCTTGTACTGATTTTATTATGTCATCTAAAATTTTGTTTTCTTCTTTAAATGGATCATCTGGATCTTTTGATATTTCAGCTCTGCCTAATTTTTGCCTTAAACCTTTAGCTATTTCAGGTTTTATTTTTTTTGGGTCTACGCCTGTTTCATAATCAAAAAATAATTCATCATAGAATGGTGAGACTGTGCCTTTTGCTATTTCAGCTTTTGTTTTTTTTCTTGCGTCTGCAAGCGTAGCTGCATCTACAATATGCGTTACACCAGGTGATATTGCAATTCTAAATCTAGGCATTATGCTAGTGGTGCGTCAATGATAGATTCTGTATTCACACCCTCATTAAGATATGAACCAACAGTTCGTATTTGAGCCAGATCCAAGCCTAAAATTCTATCAATTAAATTTTGCCTACTTACTATAAGTGGTGATGTTTCACCTGTTCGACCAAAGTATGATAAATTCCTAATAAGCTCTCCTTGTGTTTTTTGCATACTTTCTACAGTAGTTGTTCTTGTTCTTCTTAATTTATTCTTTATAACTGATGGATCAGTAAATATTGTTAAGTTACCAAATATATCAGCAACTATTTGTCTGTCTAAATTAGAGATGGTTTTACCAGATTCACCTAGAACCTCTCTTACACTAGCTTGTGTAAGAACCTCTAAAGTAGCATTTATTCTTGTTGTTGGATCTAATTTTTTCCAATCACCAACGGGCATACCTGCTGCTGCAGCTAATTTTGTCATACTTTCATTTAACCACCCTTTTACACCATATGCATTAGGATCTTCAAGATCTTTAAAAACAGCATCTAAATCTCTTAATGTTCTTTCACTTTTTTGAAAATCTGCTAAATTCTGACCAACACTTTCTTCTGCTTCACCTAATGCTTTTGCTTCTTTGTAATCCATACCACCTAAAGCATCTAACCCAGCCTCGTAGTCAGCTAATTTTTTTGCTTTATCTAATTCTCTTGCTGCTTCTTCTTCTAATAAATCTCTTGCTGCTCTTTCAGAAGCTGCTTTTGCTGCACCAGAAGCTAGTCCTTCACCCATTTGACCAGTAGCAACTAACTCACCGCCTACATTTCTAACAAAATCTAAAAATCTATCAGACCCAAATATGCCAGTATCTTCTTTTATGACCTCTGGTGCTCTAGCTCTATTAAATTCTTCTTCTGTCATGCCTAAATCAGCTAATTCTAAGTTTGTAGATGGTAGATCAAATTTAATTAAATTTTCAGCTTTTGACTCTGCTTCAGTCTTATCTACATCAACAATATCTTCTATACGAGTTATTTCAGCTAAGTCTTTGTCTATTTGATCAGCTAAAGCTGGCGGTAATTCTATTTCACTTGGTCTTTCAATAATATTTCCAAACTCATCACGACCAATTAAAGAAGCTTCATAATTTCTTTTTCTTTCTGCCATCTCTAAAGCATCAGATGGTACTCCTAATGTTTCACTATCTGTCATAGTATTAGGTAAATCATTATCTAAAATATTTGTATCTTGCACGATGCTTGGTGCTGATACATTAGTCGGTTTTGGTGCTACTTCAGTTTCTTCAATTTCTGCAATTTCTTGGCTAAAATCTTCAACACCTGTTGCAATATTTTGAAGTTTCATTCTTGAAAGGTCTTCTTGTGTAATTGGCTGAAATTGTTGTGAAAAAGTATCTCGGATAAATTGTCTACCATCTATATCTGCTCCAGGTAAAAATTGATTTACGCCAGCTTCAAATGATCTTTCTACACCTTTTCCAGTTAACTCATTTATTATATCCAAAGCACCTAAACCAATAGGTCCTAGAACATTGGTTGCTCTTCGACCTAATTCTTGAAATCCTGCACCAATGTCTGTGGCTTCTCCAGGTCTCTGTAGATTAGGAAAGTCTTTGGCAAAAGGAGCATCTTCTTGCACAAAATCTTGTAATATTTTTGCTACATTACTACCTTTCACTAAACTTGGATCATTATATATTGGATATATATTTAAACCTCTTCTTAATCCTAACTGTGTAATTTTTTCTGGTGATATATTGTAAATTTTACCTGTTTTAGTATCTAAAATTTGATTAGGCCCAAGGTTAGAAACATCACCACCAGCCTGAAACATTTTACGATTCATGAAGTTCATTAACTACTTCCTTGTCTTGGAGCCAAAGCACCATAAGCACTAAATGCAGCACCTAGTCCTGCAGCAGTAGGATCTGTTGGCATACCGTAACCAGAATCAATCTGTGTTTGTGATGCTTGATAGCCTGGTAACATAGAGCCTATTTGTCCCAACACACCTAATGGTCTTTGCTGTTGTCCTAGTTGTTGTTGATATATTCTACTTAAACCAGTTTCAGCAATACCTCTTCCTGTTCCACCAAAGCCTGCTAGTTCACCTCTTTGACCAGCTCTCAGACTTTCTTGTGTAGCACCAAGTCCTGTCAGTTCACCACCATATCCTGCTAGCTGTGATCCAAGTGCTGATGCGGCACTACCTCTACCAACACCAATACCCATCAATCCTTCAGCACCAGTTCTTTTGGCTGCTTGTTGTCTTGCAAACTCACCAAGTCCTGTTCTTTGTGCTTCGCTAAATCCTGTCTGTCTTATACCACTTAATGCTTTTGCTAGACCCTCTCCAAGGTCTTGTCTACGTTCTTCTGCACCAAGTCTAGCTCTACTGCCACCAAATGCTCCTGCACTAATCTCACGAGCTCTCTCAGCAATATCTTGCTTATCGCCAGCTTTCATAACATCTTCTATGGTTTGTTGCACTACAGCGTCTTCAAAGGGATTGTAGAACTGTTGTGTCATGCTTGGATCATAAGCACCCATAGTGTCTTGATAAATTTGTTCAGCTTGTGTGTAATATGGGTCTTGTAACTGTTCTGCTCTTCTTGATTGTTCTATAGCTTGATTTACCAAATCTCTGTTTTGTTGTAAGAATGGTTCAAAACCACCTATACCTGCTACAGCTTGCTGTCTTGCTAGTAATTCTAATGGTGTAAGTCCAGCTGTTTGTTGTAGAGGTACATCACTACCAATTAGGTTTGCACCTGCTTGTTGAAGTTGTTGATAAAATCCAGGTGAATCTTGCGTTCCAAAATATAAAGATCTGATTAGTGGATCTGTTAATGTTTCTGACGTTGCTTGTTGTGTTAAAACAGGATCTATTGCACCCATAGGCATAGTGGGTGTGGGTACTGCCCCCACATCACTCACCACTGCAGATGGCGTGGTAGGGGCAGGTTCAATAATCGGTTCAGTAATAGGAACGGGTGGGTCAAAAGTATTTGGACCTTTATTTTCTATATTTGTAAGAACATCTTCTGGAAGAGTTGCTGGAATCGGGACTCTACCCAAACCAAGAGTAAAATCTGGCGGCGTTACGCCTGCTGAACCAATAAATTGACCATCTGGCCCACGAATCTCTGTTGGTCTTATACCTGGGCCAAAACCAAAATCTTCTAAAGGTGGTGTGATAGGTGGTCTTAATTCTTGTATAAACGGTTTTCTTTTTATTGGTTCCCTAATATCGCCTTCAATTATATTGCCTTGTGCATCTTTACCTAATATTTGTCTTGATGGTGCATTTGGGTCTTTTTCTAATATATTACTAATATTAGGAATTAAACGACTCTCTAATGATCGCTTATCCTCAAAATCTGTTCCACCTACACCACCTATTGATGGTGGTTTTATAGGTATTATTGGTGGTGGCACCATAGGTGGAGCCATAGGCTGTAATTGATTTTGTATTTTATCAAACACATTTTGTAATGGACTACGCACTTGTGGTACAAGTGGCAGAGGTTGTATAGGTGCGTTAGGTAACATTGGTTCAGGATCTTTAAATATAGGTCTTGTACCAGTAACTCTTTTAGGTCTGCCTATAGGTGACATAATATTTTCTCTAAATGCTTTTGAAAGAAAGCCCATTATGCTTGCCCTACTTTGTTGAATTGCTCAAAGGTCTTCATAAGTTTGTCCATATTCTTTGCACCTTTCTGTCTGTCTGGTTTGCCATTTGGTATAAGCTCTATACCTGTTTCTGTCTTTGTTACTTTAAAACCACCTAATCCATTGTTAGCAGCAGAGGTCATTACAAACTCTCCATCACTTAACATGGCTGGTATATCATCACTTGTGCCCGTACCTGGACCTATCGATGGTCCTCCCATACGCAAATCAAGTTCGTTTTCCATAAGACCACCCTTAGCTGCGGCTCTTATACCTAAATCAAAGCCTGTGAATGTAGGTGCAGGCATAAGATCAGGTCTTATTGATGTTCGTATATCTTGTAATCCACCTTTTGTTCTTTCTGCCGCATCTTTGGTTGCTTTACCATAAAGTGCAGCCATAGCCATTAAGCCAGCGTTACCACCAAGTCCACCGCCTTCTCCACCGCCGCCAACTAAGTTTCTAAGAAAACCTGGGTCTTCTTTGGTGCCTAAAAATGTATCTCGTAAGAATGGTCCTACTGGAGTTCCTAAAGGTCCTAGATTCCTTTGTGTTGCATAACCTGCCTTTTGTTCATCTGAAAGTGCATCATACTGCTCTTGTGTCATTCCTTCAGGTAATTGTTCACCACGATTGAACAACCCAAAATAACCTTTCTTTTGGTCATCCATGTATGTTTGCCCTATGTTTCGTGCATATTGTAATGGTTTAAAAGCTCCGTCAACCTTACCTATATTTCTCAGTGCATCTTTAAAACCTCCACCAGCTTTTAAAAAATCACCAGACTTTATTGATTGTAAAGCACCTTCTTTACCAAATACTTTTTGACTACCGCCAGCCATAATGGTCATTATGTCGCCTAAACCACCTTCACCTTTAGCAATATTTACTACAGCTTTACCTTTGTTATACATAATAGCTGGTGCTTGCCAAGGTCCCGGTATTACTGCTGCAACAGGTGCTATTTTATTAGCTACTTTTTTTAATTTTTTACCTAACTTTTTAAGAAAACCAAATTCAGCCATACCTGTGATAGGGTTGATAGACATACCTTGACCTACAGTATATTCATTTGGATCTAGTCCAGCAGACATCATTTCTTGTTCTATAATTCTTTGTGTTTGTGGAGAGATAACTGGTGGAACAACCATTTCCCCTGGTGCTACATGGGCAAGCATACTGTCCTCTCCTCTACCTAGACCTGCTATACCACTTAGATTATTCATTTCATTCATGCTCAAATCATTCCTCATTACATTTTAACCAAAATACTAATAAGTATCTATCTCCTGATTCTACTGCAAGTCCCCTATGCATATGAGTAAAACTCGGAAAAATTAGAGCGTGGCCTGTTGGTAATGGCTCGACTGTACCACGTTTTAAAAATTCAGTTCCGCCACCTTGGTAATCACCTGTGTTAAGAGGCACTACCATACTTATATCAGCACTTGCATCGTGATGCCAAGCACCTTGTCTTTTATCCTTTAAATTATAGTTGGCTATTTGTATTCCGCCACTATCAACATGACGATTCCAAATATTCAAAAATATAGGATTACCAATAGTATATATCGTTTGCATCAAAGATTGAAAGATTTGTGGACAATTATCTTGAAAAGTTATTTCTGGTATTTGTCTTAAATTATCCTCTTCAGGGTTAGGTTTAAAGCCAAAATGTCTTTCTAGGCTTTTCATTTCGTCTAAAAGTATGTTGCAAAACTTTTGTGAGAAGAATGGTACTGTATACACATCTTTAAGTGGTTCTTGTATTATTTCGTCTAAAGGTGTGTCTTTTCTTTCTTTTGTACCACTATCTTCATAAAAGTTTACTATTGGCTGAATAGAGTCTTTTACTGCATGAAACGTATCTTTTTGTATATACCAATCAGCTGGGTAACACAGTAGATGGTTTTTTATAACATACTTGTTGTATAAATCTTCTGCTGTATTCATAGTGTTATAACAGTATCACCACCTGTGCTTATTGTTACTGCACCAACCTCTGCTGTCATTTCAAAACCTTTGGGTAGAGTTCTTTCACCTATATCTACCCATTTATTACCTGTATAAACTTGTAGCACACCAACTGTTGTATTCCAGATAATGCTACCATCATTAAATTTAAGGGTATTTTTTTCTTCATCGTTGATTTGTCTTACATTATCAAGATCAACAGAACCAAGGTTAATTTCAAGTATTCTTACTAATCTGTTAAAAAGATCTGATGTAACGTTATCACTAGCTAAAGGAAGCTGTGTTTGTAAAAGTTTGCTCATCTTCTACCATCTGGCTTAATATCTATACGTGTAGCCCCTAATCTCCATCCTATTGATAAATTACCATCATTAGTAGCATCATCATCAGATTCAAATCTTAATGCTATCTGTCTT